AAATTCATCACCATCGCGACAAGCAGCAGTATACAAGTGAACCTCATCGGTCGGCTGTCCGCCGTTAGTTGCAATCTGGGCCTTGATGTCTTCATCGAGCACGTCGTAACTGATGTTCTCTTTGGTCGCTATGTGGGTCACGTTGCCCATAGGGTCTCTATCGACGACAAAGCGATCTAAGTGGAACACTCTGATCCCTCCTTCGTCAGGAAGATACAGCATGACATTCCCTGTGATAATCAGGTGTTTAAGCGCTGAGTGAATCGCTGTGCGATACGCCTCGCGACTAATCTCATCCATGACTGACTCTTCGACTTTCTGAAGTGTCGATTCGATCTCTGAGATCAACTCCTCAGGTGCTCCCTCGTTAGCCAGGGCGTAGCTGTCGATGTTCAATCGGAAAAACGGGGCGTTAGGCGGAAGGAGTGCTAACAATAATTTAGAGGCGAGGTTATTTACTCCGCGAGCCCCAACGCCCTGAAAAGGTGTGTCTAGTCTGCTGTGTGGACCGTGGCCTTCGTCGGGCATAACGTAGGGTAACGTTAGCTTAGAGCAGGACCGTGCGCGATCTAGGTATTGATAGCGGTGTCCTTCGAGGCTCGTGTAGACCGCTTGGGCAGTGGTGAATTTCATAAAGGTATAATATTAAATAATTTCCTCAGCGACAGGCTTGATCGACAAGAACTCTAACTGAGTTAACTCTTGGACGCCCTCGGACCCCTCAAGCATCGCGTCATCGTTGGATGTAAAGCGCCAGCAGTCGATGGCTATAAGTCGTCCTGAGCCGTCGGTGGCTTCAGCTAGGCTTTCAACAGGCGGCAACCCAGTGAGCGTTGTTCGTTGCTTGTTAGGATAGCCCCTGTCTGAGTCTACGGCTGCAACAAGTCCCGTGTAGAGTTCGTCGGGTTGGACGACATAGTATCTGAAGCCAGTGTCAGCTCGTGACTGTTCGATTTCTGTGAGTGGTTCTTGTTGTTCGTCCATTAGTCAGGTAGTTCTAGTAGTTCTAACTCATCCGCCATCTCAAGGTCTTCTTCGATAGGTGGCTCCCAGCTCAATCGTTGTAGGTAGGTCTCAAGGTTAATTTCCTCAATGCCCTCTAGGTCAAAGTCGTCACTAGGTAACACCCCTGACTTCTTCACACAATAGAGCCGGTCGCTGTTGGTCTCCGGGTCTAAGAAAGTCTTATCCCACAGTGCTAACCACCGTTCAGTTCCGTTGCCGTCAGGTAATCCTCGGGCTTCGTTACCGGATGTCGTTAAGGTCTCGTAGGAAGCTTCGTTGCTGAACCTAAAGAATCGATGAGTTTCGTCTGTCATTACTTAAAGTGTTACGTTGTTAACAACTATTACCCAGCCCTTGGACTTGAGAGATGTTACTGCGGCGTTCGTCGCGGCACTCAGAGTGTCACCGTTGTAGTCGATGTCGATGCCGCTGTCCCCTAGTGGATTCCCTGTGGATGTTCCATCGTCTGTCCCGTGCTGATTACTTGCGTCGATGGAAGTCAGTATGTTCTCGACCGATTGTGCGGTGAGGGAGGTGCAGTTAGCCCAAGTTTGATTAAAGACTCCGTTTGAGATGTTTGTTGTTGACCAAGAATCAAAAAAGCCTTGAGGGAAATTGGTAAGAGCAACACATAAGTTCCAAGCCTCTTTGAAATTTCTTGCCGATGAAATATTTAATAATGGGAAGTCAGTGATGCTCCTTACATTATACCATGTGCGATAGAAATAAATTCCTGACGAAGTGTCAATCGCAGGGAAACTGGTTAGGTTATCACATCCAAGCCATGAGTCACTAAAGTTAGTTACCGAGGAAGTTTGAACTGAACCAAAAGTAAGCATATTGTCACAGTCTCTCCACGTTGACTGTAGATTTGTTGCGGTGCTTAAATCCAAAGCGGGAAAACTTGTAAGTCCACTAGACCGCCATGCGCTGTTAAAGTCCACATTCTCCGCCTCCGTGCCTAGTAAAGCGTCACTCGGGAATGACGTTAGGGCGGTGCAGCCTTGCCATGCGGACGTGAAATATTTCCCTTTGCTCAAATTGAAGTCCTCGGGCAGGCTGGTAAGTGGCGTGTCGCGGAATGCGTTTTGAAAATTAACGTTGGCTGATGCGCTCGCCGTTCCTAGTAACACGCCCGATTCAATAGTGGTGATTTGTGTGCTGCGAAATGCGTTAAAGAACGTAGAGCCGCTACTCAAATCCAAAGCCGGAAAACTAGTAAGTCCACTAGACTGAAATGCGCTCGTAAAGTTCACATTCTGTGCGCTCGTGCCGAGCTTTGCGCCAGCCGGAAATGAACTTAGGGCCGAGCAGCCTTGCCATGAGGACGTGAAGTTAGAACAGTTCTTGATGTCCGTTGTTCTGAAGTCGCTGAGTGAGGAGCAATTAAACCAAGCATACTCTACACGAGTAGCTTCAGGTAACTCAGTATGGAAACTTACAAGTGACGAGTTAATATACCAAGACGAATAACAATTAGTTGTCGATGGTAATGGTGTATCAAAACTAGTAAGTGATGAACAGCTACTCCAAGCACTCTGGGTGTTGGTGGCGTTAGACATATCCACCGATTTAAATTGGATAATATCAGAGCGTCCTAACCAAGCTGCAAAGAAATAACTTATAGCTGCACCATCAGCCGCACCTCGGTCAATCAAGAGCTTGCGTGCCGCCTCAATGTCAGCACCAGTGGCGCTCTCTGGTAATAATATAACACCATACAAATCACCAGCTTTGCGATACGATGCGTTTCCAAGGTTACCCAAAAGGTTTAGCTCAGTGGTTGCTCTGTTACTCACGCGATACGCAAAGGTTCCGAGTGACGTCCCGACGACCTGCCAGCCAGCTTGGGTTACTTGTGGAATATCTAGGTGGTCAGTGTTGTCTGCGAAAGTAACAACATAGCCGTCCCCGACTGGGGCATCGTTTGTTGTGCCTTGTGTTAAATAGCGGTCAGAGTCCCCATTGTCGCTGCCAACGATACGTCCGTTCCACGAGGATGAGCCTGTTGTTATCGGAACAGCAGGGGCTTTCTGTGCGTCAAAGAAGTAGTAGCCTTGTGAGTCAATGAGACTAAACACGTTGTTCCTATTATTAATATAATTACGAACGTCGTCAGCTTGGGCGTCGGTGATGGACGCAGGGAAGAGCGCAAGGAACTCTAGGTCGATTGCTGCGTTGTTGTCACCTATGATTTCGCTCGCAGCAATGCTGAACTCTTGCGCTGAACAAGACACTGTTCCACTAGAGGTAAGACCTGTTGCATTATTAAAACGCATTCTAGTGTCACCGCTTTTAAATTTGTATTCATATAAAACATCGCCGCGCTCATCGTCATACATATTACTGTAATTCAAGCCGCTGCCTCCAGTGTCACTCCGAAATGTGTTAGTTGCATCAAGTCGAAATCCTAGAAAGTGACCAGCATCAGTGCCGCCTGTTGGGTTAATGATAAACAAACGCGCATAGTTATCACCACCATCACCAAGCACACTGAAAGCTGCAAAGAAATATCCTTCTGTTATCGTCTGATTGAACAGTCCTTGAAGACCAGTGTTAGCTGCATCGGAGAACCGCAAGACAGGCTTCTTGATAACCGTGGCTGGGTCGTTGCCGGACTGGTTGATTGTTACCGGACCCCCGACAGCCGCTTGGAACTTGGTGTCACCGTGGCGAATGCTTGTTGAACCGTTAAAGTCACAATCGAAGACGACCGATGAGTTGACCGTGAGCTTGGCCTTTTGAATCGCGTAGTTGCCAGCGTTAGTCAGCCCAGCTTGTTGGTTAAGTTCAAGTGGGTGCGTTATTGAAGCAGATTGCGAAGCAGTTGTCTGGCTAACAATTACGTCATTTATTTTTACATATAACCCAATCGAACCAAAACCATATTTAATATTAAGAGGAGTTCCTAAAGTAATTCCAGATGGATTAGAGGGACTAACGATGCCTTTTGAAAAAACTCTGATATTCCCTCCTGAATACATAAGCAGGCCAAACCCCGCAAACCAATCACCACCACCCATCGGCAGGAAATAATTACCAAATTGAGTGATGACAACATCCACTTCAGCTTCCCAAGTCTCGTTGGAGCCAATGGTAACACTCGGACCTTCAGCGTAGTTTCCAACAACATCAGGGATATAAAGATAACCACCAAGGTTGCCCTGTGGATTCTTGATTAATGGCAATGCTCGTGGCTGGTTTAG